AGATTAGAAAGAAATATTTTGAGCAAAATAAGAAAACACAAATTGCACAAGCTATTATTGGAACGCTACAATCGGCGGTGCAAGCATATCAATCTCTTGCTATAATTCCTATTGTCGGTCCTGTATTGGGTGCGGCTGCTGCTGCTGCTGCATTAGTATTTGGATATAAGCAGGTCGCTTTAATTAAGGCTCAAAACTATGAAGCGGCGGCGGAAGGTACTGCTACTACTCCAGATTTAGGAGGCGGGGGATCTGTTCCAAGTACAGGAGGTGGTGGTGCTGCTTTGCCTGATACGGGTGGCGGAGGTGCGCCTAATACAGGTGGAGGTGGCGGAGGTGGCGGATCAGCAGGCGGAGGAAGTGGTAGCGGTGGATCTGTTAGAGCATATGTAATACAAAGCGATATTGAGGATGCGCAAAGCAGAGAGAATGAGATACAGAATAGAGCAAGATTTGAATAAATGATAAATATATAAAATAAAACTATTTAGAGGTATGAATACAGATTTACCAATATTTATGTTGGATATAACAGAAGACATAAATGACGATGCACAAGTTGATTTTATTGCATTAGTAGACCGACCTGCAATACAAAAGAATTGGAACGCATTTAATAGATCACAAAAATTTGAAGTTACAAATGAAGAACGCCGTATTATTAGTGGTGCTATTATGTTGGCTGATACTCCTATTTTCCGCAGCGATTCTACTTACGGCGATTATTATGTTGCATTCAGCGCGGACACTATTCTTAAAATTGTACAGAAGTTTTTTAAGAAAGGTTTTCAAAGCAACGTCAATTTAATGCACGATTCTAACCATCAATTTGAGGGGGTTACATTATTTGAGAGTTTCATATCAGATCCTTCGCGTGGCATTATGCCTATGAAAGGCTTTGAGGATGCGCCTGTTGGTAGTTGGTTCGGATCTATGATAGTAGACAATGATCAGGCTTGGGCTAAGGTTAAAAGCGGGGATATTGCAGGCTTCAGCGTAGAGGGATTATTTAACTACAAACCAAAGGAAGTAAATAAGATTGCATCAATGGTAGATGAGATTCAAAAAATATTATCACAAGTTAAGTGATAAACATTTTATTTTTTAACTATATAATAAAAAAAGTATGAACGCACAGGAAGCGATTTTAAAAATTAAGGCATTGTTTGAGGACAATGTTGCGCCTGTTGAGGAAGTGCAAGCTGAAGAAACTAAGGTTGATGAAACTAAGGTTGAGATGGCTGAATATTCTTTAATGGATGGCACTAAGGTTGAGATTTCAGCTTTAGAAATTGGCGGCTTCGTAACTATCGAAGGACAGCCAGCACCCGCAGGAGATCACGAATTAATGGATGGCACTGAAATTACATTAGACGAAAGCGGTAAAATTATCGAGATCGAAACTAAGGTAGAAGAAGTAACGCCAGAAGTTGATACAGAACTTGGGGACAAGAAAGATAACGAAGAAAAGATGGCAGAATTATCAGAGCAATTTGCAGCAAAATTTGCTGAATTGATCGAAGCTAAGAACGCATCTGATTTAAAAGTTTTGGAATTAGAATCAAAGGTTAAGCAAGGATTTGCACAAGTAGCTGAATTAATCGAAGCACTTTCAAATACTCCAAGCGAAGATCCAATTCAAAGACCAAATAGCTTTAATTCATTTATTAAAACAAATGATATTAAAGAAGCGAGATTAAACAAATATAGAAACGCAATTTTAAACACTAAAAATTAATAAAAATGGCATTTAACGTAGACGCATTAGCTGCATATACAGAGCAAAATGAAGCCTTATTGGTAACTGATTCTGTATTGGGCGCAAAGACTGCATCTTTAATCAAGAGTGCAGGCAACGTGATGGTTGGCGTAAAGAGCGCTGAAACTATCAACATTATGGATACAGACGCAATTTTCCAAGCGGGTGGAAGTTGTGGATTTACTGCATCAGGTTCTACTACTTTTACTCAAAGAACAGTAACAGTTGGTAAGATCAAAGTAAACGAAGCTCTATGTCCTAAAGACTTAGAATCTAAGTACTTACAAAAAGCATTACCTACGGGTTCAATGTACGATTCAATTCCTTTCGAGCAAGAGTTTGCTGATAAGAAAGCTAAGACTATTGCATCTCAATTAGAGATTGCTTTATGGCAAGGCGATACTTCAAGTGTAAACGTAAACTTGAATAAGTTTGATGGTTTAGTTAAATTGATCGGTGCTGCTTCAGGTGTTGTAGCTGCTAACACTTCTACTTACATTTCAGGTGCGCCTTTAAGCTCAATTACTTCTGCTAACATTATCAGCATCTTAGATGGTGTTTATCAAGCAATCCCAGCACAAGTTGTAGCTGCTGAAGATATGACTATCTTTGTTGGTCAAGATGTTTTCAGAACTTACACTATTGCATTAAAGAACGCTAATCAATTCCATTATTCAATTGATGTGAAAGCTGATAGCGAATTCGTATTGCCAGGCACTCCTATCAAAGTTGTAGCTTTACAAGGTTTGAACGGAACTAACAAGATCTATGCAATGCGTTTATCTAACTTGTTCTTAGGTACAGACTTATTGAACGAAGAAGAAAAGTTCGAAATTTTCTACGCAAAAGAAGCAGATCAAGTACGTTTTGTTTCTGAATTCAAGATGGGTGTGAATATCGCATTCCCTGACGAAGTAGTGAAGTTCGTATTGGCATAATTATTCGGGGGGTGAAATATCCCCCCTTTTTAAAAAAAATATTAAATTAATTAACAATGAGTTGTGCATTAACACAGGGATATACTTTAGATTGCCGTGATAGTTTAGGCGGGATCGTTGAGGTTTATTTTACTGAAGCTGCAAACGTAACAACTACAACTGAAGCGAGTGGTGTAATTACTGCTTTGACTAAGGCGAGTGGTAAGCGTTTTTGGAAGTATGCTTTAGTAAAAGACACTTCAATGTTTAACCAAACATTAACTGCTTCTGTTGCAAACGGAACGGTATTCTATGGTCAGGAACTACAAATAGTTTTAAACAAACTACAAACTAACACAAGAAATGAATTACTTTTGTTAGCACAAAATAGCTTAGTTGCTGTTGTAAAAGATAGCAATGGTCTATATTGGTATTTAGGAAAAACACGCGGTATTGATTTGACTGCAAATGCAGCTTCAACAGGTACGGCACAAGGAGATAGAAGTGGTTTCACTTTAACTTTTACAGGATCAGAACCTGAATTAGCACCAAGTGTAGCTTCAAATATTGCTTCTGCTTTAGAAACTCCAGGTTCTTAATAACTTTGTTTTTCATAGGTTTATAGGTTTGCCGCCGTTCCTTAATTGGTTCGGCGGTTTTTTTTATGTAACAAAGTAAAGGCAAAACTTTACTAAAGTTTACATAAAGTAAAGGCAAAACTTTACATATTAGGCTTATTTGTTTACTATATGCAACAAATTACTATTTTAGCTATATAGTTATATGATCAGGCTAACAAAGGGACAAACCCAAAACATTATTTTAACCTTAACAGAAAAGCAATTATTGACTAATCCTAACTACTTATTTGTGTTCACTAATAGAAGCGCAAATACAGAGATTAAATTTGTTAGATTAAATAATACAGACATAAGCCAATATAAAGACAGATATAATGAATTTAGTATCGTTACAAATACTAATTTTAGCACGTCCTTAAATGGTCAATACGATTATGAAGTTTACGAACAAACAAGTACGTCTAATCTTAATCCTTCTGGTTTAAATTTATTAGAATCAGGAATTATGGAATTAGTAGGTACTCCTTTCGAGTTTACTGAATATTCAACAACAGATACATACAAAATAAGACAATAATGGATTTAAGAGTATTAACATTTGCAGAAGCCAAGCAGCCTGAATTTAAAGAAAAGAAGGGCGAAGGATATATTCAGTATGGCGACCGCAACGACTATCCTAATTATTTGGTTGATCTATTCAATAAGTCAGCTAAACATAATGCCATTGTAAAAAGCAAGGTGCATTATATAACCGCGAATGGTTGGACGGGAAGTCCACAAGCAGAGCCTTTTATGGAAAAGGTTAATAGAATGGAAAGCCTCGAAGATCTTACAAGAAAAGTATCTTTAGATGCAGAATTATTCGGAGGTTATTATTTAGAGATCATTTGGTCAGTAACTAAGCAATTGTCTGAAGTATGGCATTGTGATTACACTAAAATTCGTACTAATAAGGACAATACACAATTTTGGTATAAAGAAGATTGGGCGGACAGAAATGAAAAGGCTATGGTTTACCCTGCTTTTAATCCATCTAATCCATACGGCAAGCAGATCCTATATATAAAAGAATATCGTCCTAATATGGGTTACTATTCTTTGCCAGGTTACTTTGGCGCGCTTAACTATATAGAATCAGATATTGAAATATCTAAGCACGTCTTAGGTAATGCGCAAACAGGGTTTTCTGCAAGTAAACTTATAACTTTACCAAATGGCGAGCCTTCTGATGATGAAAAGCGCAATATCGAGAAACGCTTTACAAATAGATTTAGCGGATCAGATGGAAAGAAATTTATTTTAGCTTTCGTAAACGATAGCGCGAGAAAGCCAATAGTAGACGATTTAGGAACTTCAGATATTACAAAAGAAGATTTCGGTCGCGTGGATTCTTTAATCCAAACTAATATTTTTAGCGGGCATCAAATTACTACTCCATCGATCTTTGGTATTGCAGAGGCGGGCAAATTAGGCAGCCGTTCCGAAATGAGAGACGGCTACGAAATATTTAAAAATACCTATGTAAATAGCAAGCAGATGCACCTCGAAAGTGTATTCAATATGTTGGCTAAATATAGAGGTATTGAGGATGCAGAATTATCAATAATCCCGACCGAGCCGATCGGATTCGAGTTTACAGAAAACCTATTGAAAGAAATAGCGCCTAAAGAATGGCTACTTGAAAAGGCGGGAATTGATATGAGTAAATACCAAGCACCAGAAGAACCTGTTGCGGTGGTGCAATCCACGCAATTTAAGGACGATTTTAGCGTCTTTTTTGAGTTCGGCGAGGCAAAGGATACATTTAACGTTTGGAAGCAAAGAAAGCGCTTTAATGACGATTCAGAGTATCATATGTTTGCAGAGGTAAATCAATTACAAGCCAACGTACTTGACTTGATGTCTAAGGATAAGAGAATAACGCCAGAAGTATTAGCGACTACGCTTGATCAGAATATAGAAACGATAAATCAGGTTATCAATACATTAGTTCAAAATGGATATATAGAGGTAAATCAATATGCAATAGGAGAAGGATATGATGAGAATATAATTACAGAACATATTTTAACCGCGCCATTGTCAGATCTTTTAGTAAAGATTAAGCCACAAACTAAGGAATTATTAATTAGATATTCCTACGAATGGAAAGAGGGATTCAGCAAATCAGACATAGATACAAGCAGACCTTTCTGTAAATATCTTTTAGAGGCGGGAAAAATGTATAGCCGTTCCGAAATAGAAACAATTAGTGCGCGTTTAGGATATTCTGTATTTGATCGTGGCGGTGGTTGGTATACAGAACCAGACGGCAATCATTCTCCAAGTTGCAGACACGAATGGATTTCAAACATAGTAACAAGAAAATAGATGAGCAAGAACACATTATTTATATCAGTTCAATCGATTAAGGACAGGACAGGATTGCACGCAAACGTAGACGAAAAATTAGTTTTGCCTGAAATTAAAACGGCGCAAGATATGTATATTTTGCCTGCATTAGGATCAGCGCTTTATAATGAATTACAAACGGCGGTCGATACGAATACATATACAAATTTACAAACGACTTTATTAGATGATTATATCGTAGATTGTTTGATCTACTTTGTAATGTCTGAATTACCGCAAGGATTATCATATCAATTCTATAATAAAGGATTGATCAGAAAGACAGGGGATAATCAAGAAAGCCCTTCAATGCAAGATATGATTGACGTGGCAAATAGATACAGAGCAAGAGCAGAATTTTATAAGCAAAGACTAATTAAATATCTAAAACAAAATAACGCTTTATATCCTAATTACCTAAACTTTGGTTCTGGCATTGATTCGATCAAGCCTGATAATGAGGGGTATTCTGTTTCAATGTGGTTGGGGGATGCTTGTTGCGTAGACGATTATGATAATAAGCACAGAAAAACATTTGAAGAAAGGTATCAGGGTAATATCGGTTGCTGCTAAATATGAGTAAACAAGTAACAATTAAAAACCAAACTAAACTTAAAGTTTATTTGGAAAAAGCAAAAAAGAATGACATTAAACCAAATAGTCAAAGAACTAACAACGATAGGAAACTCCCACGAACAAATTAATTTTGTTTATTTTGGGGATGTTTGGGAACGTTTAAGTAATGGCGAAGTTACTTACCCTGCTATGTTTATGACTTTAACGGGTGCGAATTTTGGCGCAAAAGAAATAGTTTATTCTTTTAGTCTTTACTTTATGGATCGTATGCTAATGGAAGAAACAAACGAAACGGAAGTATTGTCAGATATGACACAAGTGGCGGGGGATATTGTAGCGCAATTAAGATACCCTGAAGATTATGGAAATGTAACTTGGACTTTAAATCAAAACCTACCTATTACATTTTATACGGAAGAAGATCCAGATCTATTAGCAGGCGTAAAATTGGATATTAGTTTATCACTTCCTTTTATTAACAATAGGTGTCAAGTACCTTCAAATTATAATTATTAATGGAATCAAAAAAAATAAACCAATTAGCAACGGAATTAACGCCCGCGCTTTCTGATTTAACAATCATAGGAGATCCTACAACGGGAATAAGTAAAAAGATTACGCTTTCACAAATGGCGTCTTTGTTTACGGGAACGGTTGAAGAATATCCAAGTCTTGCATCTTTCCCTTTAGTAGGTGTTGCTGATACTATTTACATTGCTTTAGATACAAACGTTTTATATCGTTGGAATACAGGGACAAGCGCTTATGTAGAATTGTCGCCGAACATTATTAATTCATTAGTATTTAGTGATGCGAATGGTTTTGATGGAAATATATCATTGGTTGGATCAGTAGCTACGCTTACAATTACGACTGCATTAACGCAAGGTTCAGTACCTTTTATTGGAACTTCAGGCGCTTTAACGCAAGACAATGCAAATTTATTTTTTGACGATACTAATAACAGATTAGGAATTAATACTAATTCGCCAACAACTGCTTTGGACGTTTTCGGTTCAGGTATTATTGGAAGAATTAACGGAACTTCAACTAATAACGCATTTTTAGGTTTTGCAAGTGCAGATTCAAATAAATGGTCAATTGGCAATGTTCAGTCAGACCATAGATTTAGAATATTTAGCGAAACAAATACAAGCGAATTAGTAACTGTTTTACAAACAGGGGAATTTGGTATTGGTATTGCAAACCCAACAACAAAGTTTCATATTGACGGCGGCGCAAGTGCTTTGATTGCTAATTTAGACGCAAACGTTTCTGTTGCAAAAAGCGTTTCGTTCCGTTCTGACAATAGCAATAGAATTAATTTAGAAGTTTCAGGCACAGAATCAGGTTCAAATGCAGGTGCGGATTTATTTATTCGTACATATACAGATGCAGGTGCTTTATTGGCAACACCTTTAACAATTACGCGTTCAACAGGTAATGCAATTTTTAATAATAATATAGGTTTAGGACTTACACCGAGTGCGTGGGGTAGTGTTTTTAGAGTTTTAGAAGGTGGCGATTCAAATAATCAATCAGCTATTGCTTTTCAAAATAGTGCAAATGTATTATACTTAACAACAAATAGTTATTTTGATACAGGTTGGAAATATAAATTTACAGACGTTGCAGGTCAATATTTAATTGACGGCGCTGACCACCGTTGGTATACTGCTATAAGTGGAACTTCAGGTAATGCACTTACTTGGGTACAAAGAATGACTTTAACAAACGCAGGTAATTTTGGTATTAATACAAATTCGCCAAGTACTGCATTGCATGTTAATTCAACTTTAACACAATTAACATTACAAAATTCAGATGGCGGTACTAATGCTGAACGTATTGGATTCTTTATGAATTCAAATGATACTTTTAAAATTATTTCATTAAATGATAATAATACTACAAGGGTTGATAATATATTAACTTTAAATGTATTAACAGGTGCAGCAACTTTTACAAATAGTATTACAACAGGTGCTTTTATAAAATCATCTGTTACAAGTGGTGGTTCTGTTATAACTGCTGAATCAACTGCAACAAGTGGGGAAGGTCAGTTTGTTGTTTTAGGTAAAAATTCAAGCGGTACAATTAGAAGTGGCGCATTTAAGTAT